TTGGATGTATGAAGGTAATCCTTTTACCTCTGATGATATCGGGGATTACTATGGGTTCGTCTATCGCATCACCAATAATACAAACGGAAAGCAATATATCGGAAGAAAATATTTCATACAAAAAAGAAAACCAAAAGGAGGAAAGCGAAAAGTTACCTCAGAGTCAGACTGGAAGCGATATTATGGAAGCTCTGACGATCTTAAACGAGATATTAGAGAAATTGGAAAAGACTCTTTCAGAAGAGAAATCCTCTCCCTCCACACAACTCTTGGAAAAGTAAACTACGAAGAGACAAAACAACTGTTCTTACACAATGTATTGATGGAATCACTTGACGACGGGACACCAATGTATTATAATAGCAACATACTCGGACGCTATATGCGTAAAGACTACGGTGAATTTAACAAAGACTCTTAGAACAACTTACGATTGGTCGATAGACCGAATGAATGAACTATGCACTGATGGT